AAATTGGTGCCGCGTCTTCGATCATATTCCGTGAACCAATTAAAGAAGTCTCTGCGACCTTCTTTTATCTTTTCTGGGGTATAGATAGCTGATTCCATGTATTTTACAACTCTTTCAAATTTAGCATACTCTAAGTCGTTGAATTTACTACGGTTTTTATCGTCTAGATTGGCTAGAATGAAGTCCAGATGTCTTACCATGTACGGCATAAACTTGTCTTTAGGCAAGATATTCATGTCATACTGCAACGGTTCTTTTAAGTAAGGTGTATCAAAGCGCACACGTTGCCATTTATTTTGTTCAAATCCATTGTACTTAACACGCCATTCTAGGATCTTTTCTAATAGACTTTGAAAGTTAGTTACTGTGAGAATATTGAAAGTTATCATAAATGTTATAGGGAGTCGAGTCTTCGTCAAGTATGTGTCTAAATTGCGTTCCCATACTGTTAGATCTAACCCGGTGCGAATATATTCTGCTGGGGCGCCCCAAGTATCCGTGCTTGTGAAAATTTTAAAATCTTTGATACAGTCGTTGGTAATTAAATTATTAACTTTTTCTACCAGTCTATCAATTAATATTGGCTTGACTCCAAAATTAGTATTGATGTTTAATTCAAGATTGGGCAAGGGATTAACTGCTAGGTCATCTAACAGTTTCCATGTGCTAGCTTGTAATAACGGTTCGCCGCCAGTGATACGTAGTATAGTCAATGTCTTGCGTACTTCCGGCCACCAACGCCACCAGGCTTCTACATAGGGATTTGTTTCTTCTTCATGTACTTTGAACCAATCTATGTCGTTGCGATGATTTAATACCATGGTGTATGGTCCATGATCTTTGATCTCTTTGTAGTAACTACTAGAGTGTTTAGGATGACAATACCCGCATTTAAAGTTACACTCGTTGCCAAACGAAATTTCTATATATTGCGGATTAACATTTTGATCCCAATCACCGTCTTTAATTTTTTGAAATCGTTCCGGAGTATAAATTGTGCTGTTACGTTCTTTACGATCCGATACAACATCATCTCCTAGTGCTTCGATGTTCCAACAGTAATTACATCCACTAGGTTTGCCGCCGTTGAGCATTTCAAGACGTTCCATTTTCTTTTGATTGGTGTTATGTAATGCACTCGGATCTATGGTTATTTCATCTAAAGGAATTTTATGAGGTGCAGGATGATAGCAACTATGAGTTTCTCCTGTTTGTAAATAGATAGTCGTGTGGTGCCACTTGGCCATACAGAACGTAGGACTAATCTCGTTCATTATTGGAATAAACTTTTGTATTCTTTTCTTATCGTCCATCAAACTGTTCTCGCAGCCAATTAAAATCATTTATTTTTTTCAATTCTGTTTTATTATTTTTATTTTTTATACCAAATTCTCGGCCTGCAATCGCACCTTCGATTGCGTTAACGTCATCGCCGACTGTACACCATTGAGTTAATCGTATTTGTGTTTCGTTTTCTGTTTGTCGATCAATAAGTCGACTAGACAATTTAACGCATTCTCGAAACGCGGATTTCCAACTATTAAACGGATCTGTGTTAAAAGCGGTAATATTTGAAATATCATTCATAACTTTGAGATTATTAGAAATGCTAGTTGTCATATCAGCTGAGTCGATGCTCATTGCTAACACCTTTTCTCTTGGTAATAATTTAACACCACCGTATCCATATTCTAGATGGTTTACTGGGTTTTGACTACGCCACACATGCACATGATTCCTTTCATACCTAGGAACTAGATAATCAAAATTAAAATTATCTAAAATTACAGCGTCGCCATCTACTACATAAAACATGCTGGTAGTAGCGATTTTAGCTGCTTCGATGTGAGCTTGATGTATTCCAACTACTCCGTGAATACGTTTTGCTCTAGGAAATTTTTCCAGCAGTTTATTAAAATTATCGTCTGCATTAGATTCGTCGAAACTAATAAAAATAATATCATAGTGTTGTTGTAATGGTATAGATGCTGTTGTATTAATTTCTTTTTTTTCTGTAAAAAATCTGTTGTCGAATTCTCTCTGAGAAATTTTTAATTTTTTTGGAAATAAACAAATTCCGTCGAAATTATTACCGTTTTGAAATATATGAACATACATGTCATCCCATTTTGTAGCACGATATCCATTTAAATCAAAGGTTTCGTTGACACATAGATCATCCCATATCACCCAAAACATCTTGGTTAATGCCCGTTCAGATATCTGATTAATATTATTACAATTTTGAATCTGCTGTGAATTAGGAAATCGAGATTTGCATTTATTCCAAAGCTCTACATTGCAGTTGTGTTCACTTACAAAGAATATATCATACATTATCAACTGTCCGATAATATGTTAATCCTAGATTAATAGTCTCGTCATAGAGATCCAATGTAAACTTGCTTTGCGCTGCATCCAGACAAGGATAATCTAGGCCTAGATGAGTTTTCAATCTGTCTCCTAGGTCTTTTATGTCCGTTTCTAAACTACCATGAAGAACATTTTCTTGATATATGTTTTTAAGGATTTCAAAATCTCTAACATCAATATAATTCCAATCGGTGCAGTTGGTCATCCATGTGCCTAATCTTGCACCGTAAACAGCATACAACCCGTTTTCCTCATGGGCGCCTACAGTTGACCACATTCGAAGACGATGAATATTATGCCACCAGATGCGTTCTTTAATTTCTTGTGGCGGCACACGCACTCCATCAAGCAGCGTCATCTTAACACCTTCACGGAATCCTGCTCGCCATGCCTGGAACGGTGATCCTGTAATCACGCTGTCGCTGTAGACCCTTGGAAAATTACGGTATCCATCTTCCCAACAGAAATCTACCTGGCCTCGATCACTTTCTGAATTTTCATGCGTCTTCATATTGAGAACAAAGTCTTTCTTCCAGATTTTTATTCCACCGTTGCCGTATCTAAGCCCATTGATTTTATTTCGACCGCACCACCCGTAGACCTGTATTTTAGGGTCTTTCATATCTAGTTCTAGATTAAAAAACGCAGGATCTACAATGTTGTCGGCGTCAACGGTGATGAACCAATCTGTTTCACTTAATTCTGCTGCGGCTTTGTGTGCATGGTCGCTGCCTTTGACTCCGTGTACACGCTTGGCCCAAGGTACCTTGACACAGAGGTCAGCATAATGCAGATCTGCATTAGGTTCATCATAACTTAAAAACACAATATCAAATTCAATAATTTTCATTTTAGTTCAATCACATAATTTTTAAATAACCGTCTAGTATAAACACTAAAGGTATCATAGGATACGTTTTTAACTGTGACTGTTTTACCTACTAGATCATTTATTTTAACAGAAAACATCTTGTAGATCAAATTAGGATCGTTGTATTCAGTAATTAAAAAGTCCATAACTGTGCTGCCGTCCCAAACAAATTTTCTTTGTTTGTTTGCATCTTTGTATTTTTTGGTTCCGCCAAACTCAGTTGATAGCTGTATTTTTAATGTTTGACTTTTTGCTGTATAGGTAAGATATACATCTGGTTTAGCTATATCGGTATATTGTATCAACGGTATTCTATGTAAAACGTCATCTAATTTATTCAAAGTTTTTGTTTCAGCTATTTCTAAATCGCCCGAATGAATATCTATCTGGCAATGGTGTATCTGTATTTCTGCTGTGATGATTGATAATGCTGTTTCGCTATCTATTTCAACCACACATGCTTCATTCGGAAAGGCATAATCAGGACCTACACTGATTACTGCACCTGTTAGTTGATCATACACAGCCACATATTTCACTGGTGCTGGCTTGTACTCAGCTAACCACTTGTCAAAATCTTCTACGGTTTCCATGCGATTTCCTCTAGATTGTTTATCATTTCTGTGTTTATTTTATCTTTTTCCACATAGTGTACTATATCATACTGTTGATAGTTCCCTATTTTCAATTGTCCTTTTTTGTTGAAATAAAATCCCACATGGTCACTCCATGTATCTGCAGGCCATGGCCAATTCTGTAACATGGGTTTCATATGTGCTATTCTAGGAAATTCTAATTCATACGCTATGTCGTCTGAGATGCCTAGTATATCTGCAGACAATGCAAATGCTTCATCAGTACCTAAGACTTTTGGTTTGAAATTATTCAAGAACATGTTTGAAAATTCTATGGGATTTTTAATTATGCTCCTGCCTAGATCAAAAAATTCTCTGGCCATTTGAGAATCCTTGCTAAAAAAAGTCCACATAGAATATAAATTCGGAAGATTGTTTTTATCAAAGGCTTTTCTGTAAGTGCGGTCGACTACAGTATCACCTCTGTAAGTGAACACTTGATTTGCAACATACAATTCACTGTTATCAACAAAATAATCAATCCAGTGGCTGTGGTCTTGTAAAAATATCATATCAGCATCTAAACATACTGTGTGATCAAACGGAGTAAGCTGATCCATCCAGCTACGACCGTCCCAAAATGTTTCTTGGCTCCATTCTATCACATGATCAAACACCCACGGGCTGGTAAGTTTTTCTATTTTTGTTTTATCATCTATCACGATCGCTACTCGATCGTAACCTTCTCGTTGTGTGTTTTTTATACTCAGTGCCAGGCCGTAGGCCAGCTGTAGATAATCAATAGACTCGTGTTCTGCAACAATTAGCAAATATCCGAAGTTCATATTAACTCCAATAACGCCTGTTTGTTTCTAATCACACTTTGCTTGTTCATGATATGTATGTCTATGTTAGATATAGCAGCAGCACAATACGAGTTGGTCAATTTATGATCTACAAGAAATGTCAGAGTGTTACCATTAACACCATGCAGGATATCCTTGTCCAAGGCTGATAATACCGGAGGCAATGATAATACGTCATCCTGTTGATAGCCATCTAATATATGTTTAGCCACACTAAAGGCAATGTCATTTCTAAATTGACGACAGTCAAATCTAAACACATCGGCAAATTGAGAGTAATTTTCTTTGACATAATTTACTGTGTCAAAAAACAATTTGGCATTTGCATTCTTTGAAAACATCACTGTGGTAGCCCAATACATTTTGACGCCTGTGTCACTCACGTGCCTGTCTAGGTATCCTACACGAGAATCATCATAGATATCGTTGATAGCACTTCCTAGCATGACATCTGCATCAACATTCCAATATTCTCCAAGACTGTTTGACAAGATAAAAAAATCACTGTCTATTAATAATGTTCTATCGTAGGGGGTAAGATCATATGCTGTACTTCTGTTGGTGTTTATAAACGGAATCATCTGACCGGTTTGACCGTCATGCAGGCGTCTTTGATTATCAGTGGTAGGTCTGTCAACCACGATAATATGATCAAACACGGTCTCGGCCTGATTAAAAATATTTGATTCCTTCATCCATGCAATAGTAGATGCATCGGTAATCAACGAAACTGGAACCTGCAAATTTTTCTTAGCCAGCCCCCCAGCTATTACCGACATTAATGCATAATCGACTGTGCGATTATTGTGTGCATAGAGTAGTATTCCCTGTGTCATTGCGATATTAGTTTTTCCACAGATCTACTTTTTTTAATCTTTTGATGTTGTTCAAAATATTCATTAGTAACTTCAAAATATCTGCGGAAAATCTCATCACGAAATTCTTCGAGGTCATCTACTAGCACAGGATTTTCATTGGCATCTAACAGAATCACTCCGGATGTTCTATCCTTGGCGCACAGCATGTCTACAAAAGTCAAAAGAGTTCTATCGATTCGAAACAGGCCGCCATTGAATCCATAGGTTAGTTTGGCTGACATACGTTCTTTGAGAACTTTTTTTTGAATAGAAAAGGTCTGTTGATAGTTGGCAAAATCCAGAGCTTGTTTAAGCTGTTGGTCCATGAGTTCTCCTTGATAAACTACGTAGTTTATTTATAGATGAACTAGAACCTGGGAAAAATTAATTAACTGCCGGTTACTGCGCCTATGGCAATAATTGGTTGAGGCACTGTAAAGTTTAAGCTTCCAGGCACCATAATACCTGTGGCATACAGTGAAGAAACATTCACAGTCAGCGTACCATCCACTAAATCTCCAGGGGGGAAATTCGCTGCTGTTTGAGTTTGGACTCCTGCAGGTGGTACTCCGACTCCTGGATCAACATATGGGTCTGTGAATAGCACCCGAATCTCTAATTGGCTTGCAGAGCCTCCACTGTTACTGGGTTGGTCAACACATCTAGCCTGCAATTGATAGGTGTTAGATCCATAAGGGCTTGATGCGGTGGCTGTGTAGTAGGTTTGAAATGTGCTGGTAGTTTTATACCAATTTGTGCCATCATTGGGTGATGTTCCTGTACTCGGGGTCGCGGCACCGAAACTCTGAGTACCGGCCGAACTCAATAAACTAGTCCACGATGTATTTTGATTAGTTGCAGCGCCGCCGGATCTAGATGCACTGATTCGGACTTTGCCGCCACTGTTGAACCAATATCTGGCATCATTGGAATTTGACCAATAGATCTGTATGGTACACACACATTGAGATAACCACGAAGTTGTTTTACTTGATGACACAACTCCAGTGGTGGCGGACTCGCCAGCTGCTACTAAAAATCTATAAGTGATTAAATCATCTGCCCATGCATCATACTGGCGTTGGGGCACATCCAGTGTGCCGGTGTCTGGGGTAAAGCTCGAAGTATACCTTATTGTGCCACCTTCAGAGACCACAGCAGTGGTTGGATTAGATCCGTTTTGATGCTTGTAGGCGTTGATAATATCATATCTGAGATTGGCCCATTCGTTGATGGTGACTTTGCTGTCATCGGTGACTGCCGTTGATTGAATCCGTGCCTGCTGACCGTAACCAAAATTACCTGATCCGAATCCCAAGACCCCAATTACCTTGTCTCTGATTGCGTTATAATCTACTTTAAGAATTTTACTGTTAACTGCTGGCATGAGATTATTTAAGTCCTTAACTGCCTGTTATACTAGAAAGTGAATACGATGGGCTGGTTATAGAAAAAGTACCAGAAGGTTGTAATTGCCCGGATGCTTTGAGTTCAGATACAGATATGGTCAAGGTGCCGTTGACAACGTCGTTTGGCGCAAAGGTTGGCGGGCCGGGATTAGCTGTGTCCGGATCAATGTAGCTATCTAAAAGTGTCACACGTATTTCTAACTGCGTGGCTGTTCCAGTGGAATTGTTTGATACATTGGTTCTGGCTTCAAGTTTGTAACTGTTGGCAGAATAAGAACTGCTCAAGAAATTTTGATAATAGGTCTGATAAGAATTTGTCATTGTATAGTAATTAACTGCAGGGTCAGTGTCGGCACCAAATCCCTGCGTGCCAACTGAGCTTAGAAAATTAACCCAAGCAGTGATCTGTGGTGATATTGCTGCTCCTACTAGAGACGAAGTTAATCTTATTTTGCCGCCGCTGTTGAAAAAATATCTGCCTTGATTAGCATCACCAAATGTCACTGTTAGTGTTGCCTGTGCCTGCGTGGACCACGGTGTGCTATATGTTTGGCTGGCTTTGGCAGCGACTATAGATTGGCTTCCGGCTATGAGAAACCTTTTTGCACTGGCATCATTTAATAGTATATCATAATTGGTATTCGGTGAATTAGCTCCAAACCCTATAGGATCGCCTACATTAACATTCACTACCGGAGGAATGGTTCCATCTTGATGAAATTTAATATTAATAATATCAAATTTAATTAGATCCCATTGTGCTTTGGTAATTGTGTTGCCAGAAAACACGTCGGAACTTTGTATAGTTTGTCCGTAGCCTAGTGTGCCAGAACCTGTGCCTATCATTGTTTCTGCTTTGTTTTGTATAGCTACATATTGTGCAGCAAAGACGTTGGTTCCTAAAGTCATTATAACACCAATGCTTCTATTACGCTAATATTATCTGATCCAGTTGACTCTAGTGCTACTGCAAACACATTGGCATAATTGCCATGTGCGGCAATTGCTGCGCCTCTAGGGCCAGCTACCAACCGATCACCTTTTCTAACTGAACCATATACCTTGCATGGTACACGACCTTTTAGAGCGATATAAGTGCCGCCTTGTAATTCACTGTTCATCATGTAAGCTGGGTTGGCAGATACCACTCCAACAGCACGAGTGTTGACATCTGCAGCAGTAACTTCTTTTTCGCCGCCTATCATCACCACTGTGCCAACTTCGTATTCTTGATCAGCAAGATATTTTTCTGCTAGGTCAGCGTATCGAGCAGCTGTGGCTGTGCCATTAAAGATGTTAGCTGTGATGTTACCGCTGACATCCCTAGCAGCTATGCTGTAAGCAGTGGCTGTGAGTCTAGCAGTTCTGTATTGAGTACTGGCTGTGCCATCTGACCACGCTGGGTCAACTCTAGCATCAGTGCGGTCAATAAACGTACGGTCTACGTTGTCTGCTATGCCCACAAATTGGTTAGCTAATATGTTACCGCTGGAATTACGTATAGTCACTGTGGCTATTGCCGACCCAGGCACAGTGGCGCTGGAAGCCAATCCGTTTAGGGTGCCGGCATCTGCGGCTGTGGCAGATGATCCTGTGATAGATCCAGTTAATGTGCCTACAATATTAGCACCAGCAAATCCTATCTGCTTGGTAGCAGCATTGATCATGATATCATTATCATTGGCCAGCACATTGCCTTTGTGACTGCCGGTTGTATTTCCTGTAACTGCACCTACCAAAGAGCCAGTAAATATATTAGCATGGACATTGCTCCATCGCAAGTCTGAAGTTCCTAACGTATAAGAACCACCAACTCCGGGAACTAGTCCTGTGGAGGTTATAACAGCTATGTCTCTTTCATCCGTAGTCTCAGTAACTGTGATTCTAAATGTAATTTCGTTACCTAAGCGATTTTCAACTACAACTTGATTTCCGCCTTCTACTCGTATTCTAAGATCGTTACCATCACCTACTTGCAGGCCGGGATCTTTGAAACTGACTTCTGACGTAAATGAGCTTTCGCCTGTTTTAATATATTGGTCGGCTGTGAAGCCGCCTAGTTTAGCGGCGTTACTAGCAGTACCCCAAAAGGTAAAATCATCAGTGGACACACCAGTTTGTGATTTGGCCAATGTAACGCCTTTCTTTATGACTGTAAAATCATCTATGGCATTTTTACTGTTGTCGAGAGTGAATGCAGTCTTGCTGATCACTGCAATAGTTTTGCTATCAGATATGACCTTTAATATAGTATGTGGGCCTTCTGCGGTGCCTATGGTTCCATAGACCACTGCTGGACTAATCGTCGAAGTTCCTAGATCCGGACTAGAAATCGGACCGATTAGAGTGAATGCTGTACCGTTGTATGTGTATAATTGTTTAGCTCCGGTATCCCACCAAAAATCGCCTGCGGCTAGACCGCTGGGTGCGGATGCGCTGGCTTCGGCGCCGCTGGCTACTTTGAACCTAGTTCCATCATAGAATTTGAGTTTTTTAGTAGAGGTATCGAACCAGATTTGACCAGTAATAGATTTAGGAGGTGCTGTGGTGTTGGCGAAATTTTCTAATAGATGCACAAAATTTTCATTCTGTACTTCACCGTAACCTGCGTAATTCTTACCAACTAATCTTAGATCAGTAGTGGTGTCGATGGTGCCGTCAGCTACTGACGTTAAAAATACACCGTTGAATTTGTTGACTTCATATGCCATGCTGTTAGCCCCTAATATCTTGTATTTATTGCTGTCATACTATACGAGCTGCTGCGGCTTCACGCTGTTGCTCAAGTTGTATGTATTCTGCATCTGATAGACTGGTGGCGATATTCAGTGCTTTCTGTCTAATATGCCTTAAAACTTTCCAATCTGTGCTGTTTAAAAATTCACGCTCTTGTCCGTTGGCAACATCTGCTACTTTTTGCGCTGTAATAGCAGAGCTTACCGCAGTAACAGATCTGCTAGGTACATCAAAATAATGTGTTTGAGCTGCTATTTGGGCAGCTTGTGCATCTGTAATTTCTACTACTGTAACTGAGCCCGGTACATTGGGCTGGTAATTTAATACACCAACTACTAGATTATTTTCTATACAAACGTAATTCATGATTAACTCCAAATGGCCAAATAGTTGGCTGCAGGTGTGCTTCGTTGTTCTGTGTTCTGCACATAGACTCTGATCCTATCACCGAGATACGAATATGTACATCGCATTGAATCATCGCCGTTGACACCGCCAGCATAATGAATTACATGGATAGACGGAATGAAAGCTACAATATTTCCCATGCTTTTTCCCGCCGGGGGGAACACATCAAAGAAGTTAGCACCATCGTTGAATGATCCAACTTGATTGGTAAATCCCGATGTGCTGTATTGTGCTCCACTGACAATAGTATACTGAGGCAATCTGCTGTCTACATAAGTTTTAGTGGTGGCGTGATTGCCATTCACAGGAGCGCCAACTAATGTTAGATACCCTGTCATAGTGCTGCCTGCCAGTGCCACTTTAGTAGCGTCAGTAGCTACAATTGTTATATCTTGTGTGCCATTGAACGATACCCCGTTGATGTTTCTTGCAGTTTGTAATTGTGTTGCGGTAGAAGCATTACCTGTAACTGCTCCTACGAGATTAGCTGTGATCGTACCTGCTGAAAAATTGCCGCTGGCATCACGTGCTACAACTTTACTAGCGGTGTTAGTTGTGGTAGCATCTACTGAAATTGTTGCCGGAATATTACCATCAAATAAACTTAAACTACCACTAGTGGTGGTGTTTATCATATTCAAATAACTACCTTTGGTTAGAGATTCTTGAGCAATCGTCTGCCATGCTAGTCCACCTGCCTGTGCAGTAAGCACAGTACCAGATGCTCCCAGGCCTAACATGGTAGTGGCGCCAGCTGCTGTTTGATAAGGAATAGCGCCAAGGCCGCCGCCTGGAAGATTAGTAGCTGTGGTTGCTAGGGTAGCTGTGGTAGCGTTACCAAAAAAGTTATTGGCATACACACTGTTAAATTTGTATCCTGTGATACCGAGATTGGTGGTGTTGTCGCCTGTTATAGCCGGAGCATTTGGTCCACCGAGGCTCAAAGAAGTTGCAGAATCTACAAAGTTAATATCAGGTCCGCTGCCACCCATATCAAAATTCAATCGACCAGTGGTTGATCTAATTGTGGGGACACTGGAGTCTACAAATACTCTCAGTTGTGTTCCGCTGCCTAGAAATATTCCACTGTCATTGACATTTAGAGAACTTAGTGTACCTACCTGTGTCAGGCCGCTTAGTGTCACAGAATTATTAATAGCATTTCCTGTTAATGTTTCTGCACTAGCCGATACCGTGATACTGTTAGATCCATCAAAATTTACACCGTTTATAGTTCGCGCAGTAGCCAATCTTGTAGCGGTAGCTGCATTACCTGACAAAGTAGCTCCGATAAATTGATTAGCCTGTACTGTGTTGAATACACTGGTTCCGCTAGCAGCAGTAACATTGCCAGTTAGATCACCTATAAATGTAGCTGTAATAGTACCTGCCGAAAATCCACCTTCTGAATTTCTTGCTACTAGCTTTCCTATAACGTTGGAAGATGTTGCGTCAACACTCCATGTAGTTTCTGAACTACCGTTAAAATCAGCACCAGCAATATAAGTGCCTTTTTTCAATAGATTAGTAGTGTTAGCGGTCACTGTGACGTCGGATGAAGCATTAAATGGCACGCCATTAATCAATCTTGCAGTGGCCAATTGATCTGCTGTGGCAGCGTTGCCTGTTATGCTGCCATTGATCTTGGCTGTGGCAGATAAATTAATTCCCGCCTGCAAGGCATTGCCGAATCCAGCGACTGAATTGCTGGGATTTATAACAAACGCAGCAGCAGTACAGATAGCAAATACAGAACCATTGGTTTCTAAAAAGATCACAGGCTGAGGATCGCCTGCTGTATTATCTAAAGAGCCAGCTCTGGCTCTAGTGGATCCAAATCCTTCCACAGCCTCAGGTCCTATAAATCTCCATTCTGTACCAGTATATACATATAATTGATTAATAGGAGTTTTTAACCATAGAGCACCGGAGTTGGTATTAGGTGGGGCTGATGAACTTAGTGTAGCCGATCCAATAGGATTCCAATTTGATCCATCATAGGCATATGCCGTATCGTCTGTGGTATTAAACCATATCTGCCCAGGCAACGGTCTCGAAGGAGGAGCTGTGTTGGCAAAATTTTCTAAGAGAAATACAAAATTTTCATTCTGTGTTTCACCGTAGCCCACATAGTTCCTGCCCACTAGACCCAGACTGGTGGTGGTATCTATAGTGCCGTCATCCAACACTACTAATTGTACCCCATTAAACTTGTTAATTACATAGGCCATTTATGCCGCTCCTGGTTCATTATGGTGGTAAACTGGTATCTGATTGCCATGCCCACACACCACCTACTATTTGAAACAATTTAATAATTCTTGTCACAGACACACTGGCTGCTGAGATAGTGGCTGTTGGAAAACTTATGTTGGTAATAGCCAAACTGCTAGCGCCGCCAAGAGTAGTTAAGAATGCTGCTGTTGAGAATGCCGGAGGCAGTGAGTTTATTTCTAGACTCTGTGCATTATTGCTGATCAAACTGCATAATATTCTTGCATAGGTTCCTGTGCGATATTCACCTACCGGAGCAAGATTATTTAATATGCTAGCAATTATATATGTGTTTGATTTTCCATCGGAAAGATCAATGCTGAAAATTAACGGTCTTGATTCTACTTTGTTATCTGTATATTCTTTAGTAGCAGCATCTTGGGCAGCTGTGGGATCTGCCATGCCGATAATCCTTGGGCTACCGATCAAAGAAACATTGCCAGTGCCATCTGGTTCTAATTCAATATCAAAGTTAGTTGATACTGTAGAGATCCTATGGTTTTCTAATCTCAGTTGTGTTACGGCCGGAGCACCCGGGCCAACGTTTACTACATTTTGTGTACCAAATGAGCTCACCCCGGGAATACTGGTAATAGCAGAACCTAAGCTGTTTCCATCAATGACTTTTGTACCGCCTATGTATACCGCTTTACCTGATGCTAGATTCAATGTTTCAGAAATGTCTAACCAATTGCTGCTATTACTATAAGCAATGATTTTATCAGTGGTGCCTTTGATGGTTATGCCTGCACCGTCAGCTGTGCTGTTGGTGGGGCTGGTAACATTGGCAATAATAATATTTTTATCTTCTACTGTGAAAATACTGGTGTTTAGTGTAGTGGTAGTTCCTTCTACTGTGAGATTTCCGTTTACTACCAGATTTCCACCGAGATTAATGGTGCTAGAAGATTCTGTAGGATATAGTCCAATAGTCCTTGCATTTGAATTTATTACTATTGCGTTTTCTTGAGTATCTGCTCTATTCACGCTTAACGTAATATTTTTATTACTTGCGGAATTGGCTAAATTTACATTACCATCTGTAACAAACAACGATCCTTGGTTGGCTGACCCAAAGATTAATCCCGAGTCAACAGTAATTTGTAATTGTCCGTTGATTGCATTAGCAGTATCAGTGCGAACATAGGTAGTAGCAGATGCGCCTCCGAGGCTGTCACTGTTGGTGCAGGTGGCACGTATTTTAAAATTAGCCAATGTTCCTGCATTAAACCCAGGTTCGATGCTGCCTGTATAGCCAATAATAGCTATTTTTGGCG